TGACGGATACAGAGTCACATCCCTCTGTCTGGAATCGACGTACAACGTCGTCTCCATCTACCTAAATCCAACATTAAATAACTGTCCATTGGACAGCGCCGCGAAGCGGCCTTCCCACCTGCGGCGGGACGGACTTAAAACCAACATTAAAAGAAACAGTAGGAATGCTGCAGTATTGGATCGACCGTGTTCGTGTCAATGGCGGTCCGACCGACGTGACCGTCGTGCCTGTGAGTTTTGTGACGACTGAACTCACGGACCAGCTCAAACGTATCGTAGCACCAGAGGATGAGATTGTGGACACGATTGATGCTGCCAAGAACGATTGGATCTTTGAACTCAAGCCTGGTGATGTTCTCCCGGTACAGATTATCGCATCGATCCAGGCGACGCTCGATGCATCCAAGTTTGACGGCATGATGTTTGCCGTTGTGTACCGTGGAAGCCCCCTTTTCGAGAAGCGTTTCTACAAACGTTCGAGCTCCGAGAACATTCAGAAGTCGAGTATGCCTATTTTTAACCTAAACCCTGTGCCGGTAGAAGTACCAGAATGAAGGACTGTGTGTATTTTTCTACATATATAATATGGCGAACACGCCTCGGAAAAAGCCAATGTCTCCCAAGACGGCCGCCAGTACCATCAAGCGGCGTCTTCTTGGGCGGTCTGTCAAGCGCGCATATTCATACTGGACGGGGGGCGGTGGGTCATCTAAGATGAATCAGATGCTCGGAACACGTCCGTTGAGACCCAAGAATACTGGTCCGTACAACAATGCAGAGACCCTGAAAATTCGTGCTCACTTTGAAGCAATGAAGCGTCACGCCAAGAAGTTCCCGCGGACGGTTCCCGTTCTGTACAGAGGTATGGCGCGCAGCGATCCCAAGTCGGTTGCTATGCTGACAAACTTTACGACCCGCCGGAACAAAAGTCACCACGTTCCTACTTTCTGGTCATTCTCAACAAAAAAGCATATCGCCAGCATATGGTCACAGGGTCCGTCAAGAAGAGGGAATACACAATATGGCTACGTGCTCATGTTGAACCGAGGGAGGTACCCTTCCATAAAGCACAACTCGTATACACCGTCAAATATGCCATATGAGAGTGAAGTGACTCTCGCACCTGGTACGTATACCATGGTCGGACGGACAAACAATATCATTCGCGTCAGGTACACACCGAACAATTAACCTAAACCCACCCCCCGCAGAGTCTTCAGAATGAAGGACTGTGTACGTGCTATTGCGATCCGGGTTTGGCAATCGCTCGGACCTGGGTTTTCGGAGCGCGTGTACCATAACGCCATGGAGGTGGGACTGCGAAAGTCAAATATTCCATATCAAACGGAGCGAATCGTTCCAATCATGTTTGATGAACATGCAATTGGAAACATTCGCGCAGACCTTGTCGTCGATTCGAGAATTATAGTAGAGTTGAAGTCTGTCAAGGCGCTCAAGGATGAGCACCGAGTTCAGACGCGCATGTACATGCGTCTCATGGGGGTTCCCGAGGGTATGCTCATCAACTTCCCAAATGCAGGCAGTGGTGACCTTGAGGTTGAAGACGTTAACGGTTCGCGAGATAACGAGCTTGACTTATCGAGTATCCATTCTTGAGATAGTTTTTGATACTCTTGAACACCTTCGTCGGCTCTTTCTTCTTTTGTGGTTTAGCTTCCGTCGGTTTTCCGGTTAATAGAAACCTAAGCATTTAAAACATACAAACATTTTAAAGTCAAATGTTCACGCCTGAGATGAAACGCGCAACTATGACCGTTGTCAAGGATACTGAGAGTAAGATGTCGTATCGAGTCATGTCCTTTTTTTATTACCTCGCGATCCGCGCGTGTGATGTCATCGATTGGTGGTTCCCGGTGAAGGAAGACCCAAAGACTGAATAGGCTGGTAATCAGCATGTAGCGAACCATTGCCACCCGAGGTCGGCGGTGATTTTCTTCCATATAATGTCGTGTTTGTACAGTTTTTCCTTTGATTTGAGGAGAGGGAAACATGGGAGGTATTCATCCTCACCGAGCAGTTCACAAAACTTGTACAGGACGTAGCTGTAGCTCAAAAAGTTTTTACGGTTTTCAGGACAATGTTTCTCAAAAGGCTTTTGAATCTGCCCAAACATGAGTCGAAGTCGGTCTTCCAAGGCTTGAGGCATGGCTGGTGGTTTCACCCCGTTGAGAATCGTTGTGATGTACGGTGCGTGTTCGTAGTATTTATTCATGTGAATCTTCTTTAGCATTTCGCGCACCTTGCGGTGCGTCAGGTCTGACTTGTCTTTAATTCGCTGCTTTTTCACCTCGAGCTGCAATTGGTCAATGAGTTCTTGTGGTACACTCGTGTACTCTTTCGCCTGGAACTGATTGACCCATTCGTTAAAGTGATTTTCACGCCGGTACGAATAGACGACGTGGCGTTCCATTTCTTGCTCCTCTTTGAAACCCACCTCTTGACACTGCACGTAATCTGTCATTCCACATTTGAGACAAATCATATCACTCGTCATCTCATCGAGTGTATGGTCTATCGACCCGCAGCCTTTGCATTTGGGCATGTACCCAGGGTTTTTCTTTTGCATCGGTGTGATGTGATTATCTTCTACGGTTGCCATGTACTTTTCGTAGACATCCTTCTTCTTTCCTCCGGCGGATTCAAACTCCATTATTAAAGGGATACATTCAGCCATGTAGTCGTACATCTCCTGTTCAGCCGCCGAATCCCCTTTAGATATTCGTTTTTGAAACTCGGTCAGCCTCTCTTGATAGCGTCCTTCCATTCTAAATAATATATCGTTTTCTTTTAGTTAATGTGGGTCCTTAATCTCATCGAACAGTGTCGACCCAAGAATTTTCAGGTCCATCAGATGTTCAGACACGACGGTGATGAGTTGGTACTAGTCGACGAGTTCAAGCCAGGCGAACACGGACACGTCGATTACTACTTTGGAGGTCAGCTGTACACACACATCGGGCGTTGGCCCATTGAAAACATCGTCCCTCGGTTTTCAGTTCCAGTACACAGTGCAATTTTCATCAATGACGAAGACCGGAAACCCACAGTCTGTACTGAAATCGTCAGACGCCATTCAGGTCCGACGCAATCACCAGTGTCGTTCGACGTCTACGCACCTCGACCACATTTCACAGTTTCATTCTCAGGAGGTTTGAGAATCTCCTTGGGAATCAAATGGGTCCTTGTAAAAAAGGTTTCCGGTACAATTGGTATTCAGAACGTCCTCGGTAAAATTACTTGGGTGGAGTGTTAAATTTCCAAGTCGCGAAGCGACTTGTCCGTGATCCGTTGAACGAACTTTCCACCTTCGGCGGAAAGGGGTATTTAACCATCCACCTTCGGTGCCAAGTAAAACTTGAGTTCACCGAGGTTTGCAACCGTATACCGGAACACGATGGGCATGTTGTCGTCGTCGTCGTGCTGCATCAGCTGAACGCTCGAGCACAGGCTCGTCGCCCGGGTGAACATGTTGATGTACTTGAGCGAAAACACATTCCCGAGCGCCTTGTCCTTCCCGGGCTCGACACACTCGATGACCGTCTTTTGGTTTGCAAACCCACCCTCGCACTCGAGCTCGAGTGTATTCTTCTTGCGCGTGATTCGAATATCCTGAGCCAGGTTGTTCATGTCACGTGTCACGCGCTGAAAATCGACACTCGGGATGGTTGTCAGAACGTTCATCTCAATCTCAGGCACTGAAAGTTCGTCGTCGTTAATGTCCAGGAGTTTGAAGTCGAATGACGTCGACGACTTTTTCGCTGCATTCTCAATGTGAATGTGCAGAAGGTACGAATCGTCGATGGACATGCTCAGTGTATCCGTGTTGGTCACAGACTTGAGCAGCTTGTACGTGTTTGACACATTGAGTCCAGCCGTATGTTCACCTTCGCAGTGATACTCTTCAAAGTTTTCCGCGGGCATGACCAGGTGGACGAGCGTCACGCGCGCCGTGTCGAGCGTGACAACCATGAGGCCCTCTGGGCGGAACACGAGATTGACATCGTTGATGATATCCTTGAGCACCTCAAAGACGGTCCGAAAGGCACTCGCCTGAATCGTCTTGAGACGAACCATACCCAGTGAACGCAGGCTCACTTTATACCTTTCTGGTATGCGTCGGATACCTTTCTATTCACCTTTTCTTCAAGCTCACGCGTCATCGGCGGCGCGAGCGGCATGTTGAAATTATCAATGTCGAAATAGTCACCAGCGTCATTGTCGTGGGTGTCATCGAGCATGGCACCGGAAAGCACAGACTGGTCAAACTCTTCAACACGCTCCTCTGGCTTCATCGATTCGATCCATTTGCGGACATCATTTCCGACGAGAAGCTGACCGTCGTTCGTCACCAGCGTGGGGACGCGTGTGATCTGTCTCGACGGCACCCCCTGAGTCGACACGTTGTGAAAACGGATCATGTGGATGAGAGCGGGGTTCTCCCGAATCTCCTGAATCACCTGAGAACAATATGGACACTTGTCGCTATAGACCAAAGTGGCCATTACCTACTACTGGATAACTTTTTGTACCCAGGAAGACGACGCGGCCTTTTTTCTCGCCTGGTAGTAATATGAAGGACATCGTCGTATTTCTCCTTCTGGCAATTTTGGGATTTCTTCTGTGGAACCGCGGAGTGTTCATGAACGGCGAGGGGTTCGTGAACGTCAGCGATCAAAAGCCCGTGAACCCTGTGACTATCCAGACCATCATCAATGCCATTCAGGCGAAGAACCCCGACGTGTACCCTGTCCAGACCATCTACATCAACTCGATGCAGGGTGACCAGGGTTCGGCGATGTACGATGCCCGTATCATGTTCATCAATACGCGTGGCTACTTTGGCGTCCAGTACGACATCAAGGCGGACAGTGACGGCAACATCCTGGAAATGTCCGAGCAGCCCCAGCCCGGCATCGGCGCCGCTGATGTCTTCGAGCCCTTCGGTCCCAGCGATTCGTACACCACGTTCGAGGATACCCAGGTTGTCCTGGACAAACAGTTTGCGGATCTGAAGACTCAGGTGCCAGGTTACCAGGGCAAGCTCGACATTTGGCTGGAGCAGATGCGTCAGTCGGAGAGAAACAACGCCGACGCTGCGGCACGGAACGGAACCGTTGTTTCTATGCGCTAATTAGGAATGATTTCAGCACAAAATCTTGCTGAGCGAGAGCACAAGAGGCTCGAGGTTCGCAAGGCGACCTACAAAGCAATTCTCGAACAGCTCTGTCGCAAAATCAAATCTGCGTCAGAACTTGGAGAACGTTCACTGTTTGTGACAATTCCACCATTTACAATCGGGTACCCTGCATACGAGATTGAGACCACAACCGCGTACATTCAACGTCAACTGGGTCGTTTGGGCTACAAGGTGATCAAAGTGGCACAGGGCACATTGGGTGTCAGCTGGTGTGCGAAACCCAAGGGACCCGTCATCATTGATCACTCTGTTGAAGAAGAATCGACTCGGAGTATTTCACTCCCGTCGCTCGCCAATTTACAGAAAACAGCTGCGAAATTGCGTGGAAAACGTTAAATCTGACTCATCATTTTCTTCGTAAACATTCCACCTGGTCTCAAATACGCTTTTTCTATCATTTGAGCGAGCCGAGTTCCCTGCATACGACGAATTCCCGCGAGAGTGTTATTCTGGTGGGCTTGAGCCATCATATTATAAGCTGCATTTCCTCTTTGACCGAGGATCCCAGCAATTTGACGACGAATATTGTTGCGCTGAGCCGTCAATCTCCGGCGAGTCGCATGTACCCTATTCACATT